AGATTAGACTTTGAAAAATTTTTTCGTCTTGAATTGAGTTATCGATATTTTTTCTTTTAGCCGTCTGGCTTTTTGTAAACTCTCTGATACTAAAGTTATTACTAAGTTTAGTATTTTCGTTCCACTGTTTCATGAATAACTGGTTCTTTTTCTGCGATTTGACATGACTGCACCACAACCTTTGTTTAAACGCATGACCACACCACCATCTTTTTTTTTGACAATCGTTTTAACATTGGTTGGCTTGCCACCAACGCCTTGAGGTTTAGCTCTTTTTCTAGCCACTGCACTACGTCTTTGGGCAGCTGTCATACTTTTAGCTTTGGCTCTAGGGACACATTTTGGATATTTTCTTTTAGAACCTTTTACTTTGGCTCGACCACAAGCTTGAAACTTGCCGTCTTTCTTAGGGGCACCGATATCTACCCAATCGCCTTTGGGACCTTTACCAAACCATTCTGTTAATCCACCTTTAGGTTTTGCCATTTCTTTTTACCTTTTTCATGGCTGCATTTCTTATCGCTTGTTTGCCACGTTTAAAAATGTTCACCACTTCATTTTTCTTCATAACTTTAGCACGCTGTTCGCCTACTGTTAATATCTGTATTTTACGAGCAAAAGGTTTTTTTATTTTTTTAACTTTAGCTACAGTAGCTCTAGCATCAGCTGGGGTAGCAAATTTTATTTTTACTGTATCTTTAGGATTTTCATCAGTGTATAAACGTCTGCCTGTACCTTTAGGTTTTTTGCCAGTGCCTTTTTTTGGATCTCTACGTTTAGGTTTAGTCATCAATCTCCTCCTCGGTATGATAATTTAATGTAATTTCTTCACCCTTCTTTATATTCTTTATAGCGACTAAATTATATACTCGGTAATCATCCCAATCTAAACTTTCTATTAAACAACAATTAAAATCTTTTGAGTGATTAACAAATCCACCAAGAGGTGTGCGTATATACCCCATAATTATTGGGACTTTTATATGTGTCATGCCTAAATCTGTATTTGATTTAATTTTTTTAGTAGCAAAAATACCCAAACCCTCTATAGAACTAGACTTTATTGTTAGGTAATCTGGCAGTGGCTTATAATAAAATTTATTAAACTTCATTATTTATTATCTATTAGACTTACCCGTTCTTACTTTTGAATTTTTTTTCTTCTTCTTTTCGGCATGGTTTAATATTCTCCTCTTTAATACTCATTTGCCTGCCTAATCTATAGCCGATAACAAAAGGCAAAACTAAAATAAAAATACCAATTAATTCCATGGTGTTGAAACTGACTCACGATCTGTAACCGCCGCCACGTTTTTTGTAGGTTCTAACTAGCCAAGCGTTGGCATAAGCTGAAGGGTAAACTTTAAATTTACGTTTAGCTTCTGCTTTGACTCTAGCGTACAAAGCTGGATTAGTCGGTGTAGCACCACTTTTCTTTTTCTTTCTTTTTTTAGCAACACCACCTGCTTTTAATTTAAGTGCAGCTAAACTTTTAGCTTGTTTAGCATGAGCATTACTAGCTTTTTTCAAAGCCTTTGTAACTTTTTTTACTGTTCTCTTTACTTTTTTTCTAACTACCATTTAACACCTCCATCTTTTTCGTGCTTGTCTTAGTCTAGAATTAGGATTTTTTGCTGCCTTGGGAAACTTTTTCATTTGTCCCGCGGATCTAGCGCAAAAAGATTTTCTACGTTTAGCTGCTTTACTACCTTTTTTTACTTTACCGGTAACGGCAGTTTTTAATTTCGAGCCTGGATTTAATTTTCGGTAAGCTTTGACGCCCGCCTTAGTCATGCCAGCACCTTTTTTAGTAGGGCGAAAATTTTTTTTATTCCTAGCAGGCATTTTGCCTTTTTTTCTAGTCGTCTTAGCCATTTGCGCTCTCGTAATAGCCACTCTATTTAACTGGTTCGATAGTTATCCCCGTTTGTCCACTGGCTTTAGCACGTTCTAATTTAGCCTGAGCTTGTTCTAAAGTTGCGTTAGACATAATTGGAAAACCTATACCTTTTTGTTTTACGTTATATCTTTTTTCTTTCATGTTTTTTACGAAATAGTTACACTGACAACTCCTAATTCAGCTGTCATAAAATCACTAAATCTTATCTTATCATTATTAACAGTAATTATAGCAAAAGGATCACTAAGATTAGTAAATCCAACGCCATCAAAGACTTGAAGCGAGTTAGTGGTGGTGTTAAAAATTATCGTGCCAGCATTAAAATTAGATTTGTCTCTTTCTTCAGTGGTAAATTGTTCGGTATCGACTGGATCAAAAGCGCCTAAATTTATTTCTATGATTCTAACAAGTCGATTAAAAATCTCAGGACTAACAGATCCGTTGGCTATTGGTAAACGGGTGTTTAATAGTTTAGCCATTATCTTCTGCCGTCAGATCTAATATCGTATCTAGTTGCTCCTAGACGCCAACCAACTCCTAAGTTGCCGCTATCACCGTCGTTAGAATTTATTCTTAATACCGCTTGTCTACCTCTAGCTCGAATATGTCCTTGTTGAGTAGCAGGACTTACGGTAGAAGTTTGACCAGAACTTAAATTATCACCAGGGAAGTTTCTAGTTTTTGTGACTATATTTATGTTAGAAGCTGAATCATCGTCTAAAAATTTTACATCTGGTATGACTCGACGCAAAAAAGAAAAATTTTCACCGTCGCCAATATCAAAATCTCCTGACTCAATAAATACATTGGTCATTTCAGAACCGTCGTCATTAAAACCAAATTCGTGTTGAAACAAATAGTTACTACCGACGGCTTGAGGATAATCTTCGATATTAGAATCTAACCAAGCAGTTCTATTTAGTTGACCGTAGTACCATACTTGCTCTTGATAATTATAGATAACATAGCGATCTATTTCTGTTGAACTAGCAGACGGATAAAACCAACCAATCTCTGAATGTTTGTTATTACTAAACCCGTGTATCTTAAAAGCTTGGTCTTGATTGATATCACTAAAAACATAATTTCTTACGGTGCAAGGTATTTGTTGCACGGTGCCGTTATAAACATAAAAAGAGTCATAACTCATAAAGTAAACTCCACTAGGAGCTGTCACGGCTGCTTTTGGAGCAATCAATCCAGTATTCTCATTTATTAAATTTAAACCAAAAGTAAAAGGTGGCCCGATAAACTGCATGCTATACATAGCCGTATCGGTAAAAACAAGTATCTCTTGTCTAGCTTTGGCAGCACCAATAATTTTAGAGCCCGAAGACAATCTGAGCGATCCAGCAGTATTAGTTGATAGTGGTTCAAATTGCAAAGGATTTTCTTGATCACTAAAAGCGATTAACATGGGATCTATTTCACCAGTTCTGCTATTGGTAGCATCTAAAGGATCTGCTCCAAAGACTATTAAGTGTCTGTCTATTTCTGAAGTTAATACTTCTAGTCCTACAGTTGGAACTTTGTTAGCCCCAGTTTGTCCACTTAACTCTACAGCTCTAGTTGAAGTAGTATTGTTTTCTACCCAACGATAAATACCTCCACCTCTAGCGTTAATAATTAAATCTTCGCCGTAATTGTCATGGCTCCAGAGTCTTAAGTTAGTTGTTGCAGTTTCAACTCCAGAAGTAGCCGCTTCACCCCAACCATTAAAATCATTTGTTGTCGAAGCATTACCAGTTGCTAATCTAACACTAGCTCCATCGCTATGAGCTGCAGCTGTAGTGCCTTGTACGCCACGTGTGCAACTGCTCAAAGTATTAGTTGAAACTGAACCAATAGTGATTAACTCAGAACCAATTAAAATAGTATCCCCAGCGACAAATCCTGTCGCACTAGTTAAAATTATAGTGGTATCTGAATTAGAGATCCCACCCGAATCATTTAGAGTGGTAGTCAAAGCTCCCTCAGTAGTACCACCCCACAATCCAGCACCCCAACCTGTCGCTTTAACAACTGTATCTAGCCCTGTGTTTATTTGGTAAACGCCATCAGTACCAGAGCCACTATTACCAGTGTCACTACTATTAGCAGTCACGGTGCTGCCAGAAGTATCTTTGGCAGTGATAGTGTAAGTGTTGCCATCGATAACGCTAACAATTTTATATTCTTGATTTAAAACAGTTGCAGTAATTAAACCGCCTAAACTAGCAGCTCCAGAGATGGTAACAAAATCATTAGGGATGGCTCCATGAGAAGCATCGGTTACTGTTAAAGTTGACGAACCATCAGTGGCAGCAAAGGTTATAGAGTTGGTGCTAGTTTTTCTGATTGGCGTAATATCATTAAAGGCGTTGTTGTTTTCAACTAAATAATATTTTAAATGTGTACCTAAGCCTAAGTATTTAACCCCTGCTAATGAAACAAAATTATGTAAGGCTCTAGCGGTGCCTTGATAAGTAGAGGTTAAAAGTTTTTGCCAACCACCAAATTTTTCGGGTCGACCCATACGAAATCTAATTAAATTACAATCGAACCAAGCAGGTTCATCGTCGTAAGCGGTACCTTCTCGATTTATTCCAGGTTTAAAAGTGTATTTTTGTAGCGCCATTTTTTCATTTTACACGAAAAAATAAATTAGAAGAGAGTGATTTTTAACATGAAGCCGGTAATTGTCAGCATGATTGTGCCAAAAAATACCAAGCCTCCTCTAATACTTTTGTTAATTGATTTAACCTCAGTCTCAATGGTTTCTAGACGACGCCAATTTTCACGCCATCTAACTTCGCAAGCTGCCTCATGTGCTGATAATCTTTTATCTACTTCTGCGACAGTTGCTCTAGCCATTCTATTTTATCTGTATTAGTGGGTTGCTAGAATTATCTTGTTTGTTTTCAATTCTTTTAATTTGATCAGACAAAATATCTAATTCATTGCGTAAAGTTTTAATCTCACCGCGTAGCACTATAATATCCTGTGTCAAAGAATTATCTGTGGTATCTAGTGCTTTTAATTGTGCCGTGTAAGAAACTCCAGATTTTTTTTCTACTGCTTCTAGTCTAGCGACATAGCCTGCACCAGCATAGCCAAAACCAGCAATCGTGCTAACCAAAGCAGCCACTGCTATTATTTGTCCTAATTTTCCTTTAAGCCATTCCATATTATAAATTTGGTTGTATTGCTTTCATTTTAGCAAGGTTTTGGTAATTTGCATCAAACATTTTAGTATAGCCTAAATTGTTATCAAATATTTCAATGCCAGTATAAATAGTTTTAGGATCGTACCAAACCAATTGATTTGGTATTTCTAAACTTTTATAGGCGTCAAAGCCAGGCACATAATTTATAAAATCAATGAGACTC